TAGCTTGAATTACAGCATCTCCAACTGCATACCATAAGCGGACAATGTTCTTATTAGCTTCTCTCCAACGAATCTTAATATCCGTAAGTTCTTCACTAGTAAGCCCCATTCTATCAGCCCCCATTGCTATTAAAGCTGACTCTCCGCCTTGATATCCTAATGCTAATGTTGCTACTTTACCACGTTGCCTTAAGCTATACTCAGGATTACCTTTTGAAATTTTATCAATCGGAACATTAAACATTTGACTTGCTGTTGCCTCGTAGATTTTACCGTGAGTTGCAAATACTTCATTAACCCACTCTTCACCAGCTAGCCAAGCAATTACACGTGCTTCAATAGCACTAAAATCACTTATAATAAACTTATCCTTACTAGCAATAAATGCTGTTCTTACCAGTTGGCTTAAAGTGTCAGGCACATTACCATATAGAAGTTTTAACGCTTCATAATTACCAGCTTTTGCAAAACTTCTAGCAGTATCCAGTGTATCGATGTAGTTTCTAGGTAAGTTTTGAACCTGCACTAATCTACCAGCCCAACGACCAGTCCTGTTAGCTCCGTAAAACTGCAACAGCCCCCGAACTCTATCGTCCTTACACATCGCATTTTCCATAGCTGAATATTTACTGACACTAGTTTTTCCAAGTTGCTGCCTTATCTCTAAAACTCTTTTAACTTTTAAAGGTAAATTATCTCTTGATAACAAATCAGAAATAACATCTTTTGTTAATCCAGCAAGTTCTTCACCTAATTGACTTTCAACCCAAGTTTTAAGTTGGCTAACACTATTTGGATTTTCAAGTTCAGTAATTTTAAAAGCTTCCTCTGTTAAATTATTAGTACTTTCAGAATCGATAGAAAGCACACCATTTACTAATGCTCTATCCACCATTACTCCGTTAGCGTTCATTAGAATATCCATCTCCCAAAGTTTTTGTTCTTTTGATGGCACTTCGAAAGCTTTTATATATTGGTATATTTCATATTCTGCTTCTACGTCCTGCATATTATAATCACAGTATAGTTTCCACTTCTCTAAATCATGATGCGGATCATTCCAAGTCCTACCACCGTTAGTCTTAGTAGGTTTACATGGTACTGAGAAATATTGAATTAATCTACTTCCAGTTGTTAATTTCTTCTTATCTTCAGCAATACCTATTGCCTTACCAGTCATTCCTAATCCAGCAGGCAATCCTAAATAAGTAGCGTGCATCATTGTGCACCTCCACTGAGATATATTCGTCTCGTATCCAGCCCTATTTAAACAGTACCACTCAAAAGCAGCATTATATGCATGCTTAATACAATCTGGATTATTTAATAAAGCAACGATATCATCTGGAATTTTTTCACCTTGTTTTAAATCTACCAATTTAACTTCCGAATCATTAAGTTTGTAAGAGAATAGCAAAATTTCAAAGTCTTCAGATTGAGCATATTTGTAAGCCCCACTTTTAGATATATTCTCACTACTTCGTGTTTCAATATCAATACTTAAATGTTGCATATAGTCCTCCTAAATTTTTAGGGGGGCTAACCCCCCCTTAGTAATTTATTATTATTAAAGTGGAAGTCCAGTTAATGGATCTACACCAAATGAACCTTGTTGAGTATGTTGTTGGTATTGAGTTGTAGTTTGTTGATACTGCTGTACAGGTTGTGATTGTTGCGGATTAGTGAATGGATTAGTGAATGGATTAGTGAATGGATTAGGATTTGATGTACCACCTAACGCTGTAAATACTTTATCTGCAGATACTGGAGCACCACCTAAGACTTCACCATCTCTAACTTTTTGAATGTGAGTTAGTCCGAACCCTACACCTTTTTTCCCTGTATGCAGGTAAGGGAAAACATTAATAGCTACGTTCGCATACACTCCAGAATAAATTTCAGATTGATTTAGGATAGGTTGGACATTTTGATCTACAATTTGAGGTTGTCTATCTGCATTTGCACTTGCAGTAAAAACCCAACAACCTTTACATTCATCTCCGAAAGGTGTTCCATCTTGCTTCACACCATCACCATCATGAATAGGAGTAGCAACTACAGGAGGCATTACACCGTTCCATTTCTCATTTAATCCCTTTTGAGCTGCAGCTTGAATTGCTGCATCTAATCTTTGCTTACTATTTAAATCACTTTTCGGTAATAAGATTGTAGTGCTATATTTTGGTGGTAAATCTGAATTGTTTGAGAAAGGTTTGAATACGTTTACATAACTTAATCTCACGTTTTGTACTACTGCTGTTGTTTCATTTGTCATAATTTTATAATCTCCTTAATTTCTGTTTAATTTAATGGTTTAAAAATGCTTGTCGCATTTACAGTATTTGTTATTGAAGGTCGTTTATCATTTTCAAACACTAAAGTAGGCTTACCTTCACTGGTAACGACCATATCACCTACTAAATTGTTAAATTGTTCTTTTCCAAGGGCTTTTTCTAGTTTGGCCAAAGTCAACGGTACTTTATCAAAGATTATTGCTTCATCAATACCGCCATCAATTAGTTTCTTAAGGGCCTCATCTTGATTAGTCCAAGAGCGTGAAGTTCTTCCAGCTACTGCTTTTAGTCCCTTAACATCTTCACCAGTTAAGCATAGATTCAAGGCATAGGCTTTTAAATCGTTAACCCACTTTGCTATGTCTTCACCTCTTGAGATATATTCGAATAGCTTATCTCTAGGAATTTCATTAGGATTTAAGTGAATTTCCGATTCTAGAGATAAATTATTTTCCGCCCTGGCCGAACAAATATCCCGAGCCTTACAGAATTTACAAGCCTTAGCCGATGGAACTAATTCACCTTTACCACTTAAAGCCTTGCTTGATTGAACGTTGAAATAATCGCCCCACAATAACAATTCAGTAAGGTCAACTTCCCAACTTGAATAATTATTTAACCGTGGCTGTACAATATTCATTTCAATTTTTTTTATATCGTAGATTAAACTAAAAGCGTTGTAAGCTCCAAGTGCATATAAGATTAGTTGTTCATTTTTCTCAGCAGAGACTGGAACCCCCTTACCATATTTCAAGTCGATAATAGAAAGTGTAGTTCCGTGAATTAAAATACAGTCACAAGTCCCAAATCCACCAGGAACCCAACTAGAAAAATCTACTCTTTTTTCAATCTCTATATAAGGCTTAGATGGAAAGCTTAGGGCTTTTTCTTTTATAAAATCAACATAATTATCAGTGAATCCATCCATTTCAGCTTGATATAAATCATCTTCTTTTATCTTTTTAACTGCTGCATTAAGCTTTCTTTTACCAAAGCCTTTTGAATCTAAATAATGCTTTAATTTAAGTTCACTTAATTCATGTGCCAATGTTCCTTCTTTTGCATATACAGACTCAGTATCTGGAATACCTTCCTCCATTTGTACGCTACCAGGACAGGTGGCCCACCTACTGGCACCACTAGCACTAAGCTTTGCATGAGCCCTTTCTTTGTGATTAATTTCAGTCATTAGATAGCCGCTCCTAATTCCCTTAATCTTAGTGCAAAAGCTCCATATTGTTCAACAGGTAATGTTGTAAGGGCTAATGAGTTAAACTCTTGTAATAAGCCTTGTAAAAGTTGAATTTTACCTGCTTGAACTAAAGTACTTGATGCACGTTGTAAGTCTTCCAAAGTATAAGTTTTCTCTGCAACAGGTACTGCAGTTTGTACTGGTTGTTGGACTGGTACTGTTTGTACTGGTTGAGTTTGTACTGTTTGTACAGGTACTGTTTGTACTGGTTGTTGAGTTGGTAATTGAGTTTGTTGCACAGGAGAAACTTTAAAAGCCTCCACATTAACAGCTACATTCTCAACATCATTTCCATATTTAGCTATAATTTCATCTAATAAAAGGATATCGTCCTTATTCGTGATTAACACATTTGCATTTACTATCAATTTCATTTTTTAATCTCCTATTTTAAATCTTTTAATAATCTTCTACCTTCTTGAATATACTGAATTTTAATATTATGATCCGTACATTCTTGAATATTAACTATTACAACATCAACTAATTTCTTTAAATATCCTCTTCTTGAGAACTCCTCTGAAGAATGGTTATAATCTTTCAAAAATGCTATACTTTCCAAAGCGGTATATTTACCATCTTCAATTATGATTTCACCATTATTTTTTAATCTGTTTAAAGGCATTCTCATTTTGTCATAAGGAAAACCTAAATCGTTAACTAAATCATACTTATTGCATCCAGGATTAGTGTAAATATAATTCCTAATTGCTTGAGTTAAATTAACTCCAGTATTCTTCCTCATTCTTAAACTCCTCCAGTTCAAATACTTTGT